TGATAATCAAAGCAAACTGACTAAGAGTTTAAAGAAGAAACTTTTGGCAGAGGATGTTCAAAATCAAAATGCAAATGTTGATGAATACTCATTTGGTGGAAGAATGGGCGAAGCAAGTAGACTTGTTACAAAGCAGTATGCACTTGACTTCTGTATGAGTAGAAAAGCGAGAAGAAATCATGAAAACAATGAGATTTATATTCATGACCTTGATTCATACGCTGTAGGTATGACTAACTGTTTAACCAGTCCATTGGATGATTTGCTTAATAATGGTTTCAACACAAGACAGACCGATGTAAGACCTGCAAATTCACTTAATACAGCATTCCAATTAGTAGCTGTTATATTCCAATTACAATCATTACAGCAGTTTGGTGGTGTCAGTGGTAGTCATTTGGATTGGACAATGGTTAAGTTCTTTAGAAAGAGCTTTATGAAGCATTATATAAATGCATACATCAAACAGAGTGATAAATTCTATAATTCAGATATTATCAATATCGCTTCAGAATTTTATAAAGATAAAAACGGCTTAGAAAGAACTTCACTTGATAAATTTATTAAGGATTACAAGAACGAGTTCTTTAAAGAAACAGGTTTATCTGAAGAAGATTTTACTCTTGACAATAAAGATAAGTTAGATGCAAAACTTTATCAAAGTGCATTGTTTGATACACTTAATGAACTCAATCAAGCAGTAGAGGGTCTATATCACAACTTAAATACACTACAAAGTAGAAGTGGTAATCAGTTACCATTTACATCTATCAACTATGGTACTTGTACACTTCCAGAGGGAAGATTAGTTATTCAAGCTCTTTTACAAGGCTCTATTAAGGGTGTAGGTAAATTCCATAAGACAGCTATATTCCCTTGTAGTATCTTCCAGTGCATGAAGGGTGTTAATAGAAAAGAAGGCGACCCTAACTATGACCTTTACAAGTTGGCACTCAAATCAACATCTATGCGCATATATCCTAATTATGTGAATGTAGACTGGTCTGTTAACGAAGGATATGATAAGAACGACCCACGTACTTATACTTCAACAATGGGGTGTCATGCAAAAGATACACCTATAGTAATGGCAGACGGAACAAGAAAAATGGTTCAAGATGTTAAGGTTGGTGATAAGTTGATGGGTGTTAACGGTCAAACAAGAGTTGTTGAATCATTGATAAGAGGAAATGACAAACTTTTTAAAGTTAATCAGAGTAGAGCAGAGTCTTATATTGTAAATGAGGGACATGTTTTGTCACTTAAATATACAGCTTCAAGGGAATACAAAGGATACAAGAAAGGTGATATAGTCAATATTCGTTTACATGACTTTTTGGAAATACCAGAAAGTTCAAGACGTTTCTTCAAAGGTTATAAATCTTCATATGAATTAGATGAAAAAGATTTTAAAATTCCACCTTATATTTTAGGATTATGGTTAGGTGATGGGCTGAAGAATGGAGCAAAATTCAGTGTAAATAAGAACGAAGAAAAAATTATCAAAGACTTAGAGGAATACGCTATATCAATAGGAAGGAAACTGAAAATAGACGAAGATGGAGAAAAATGCTATGCTGTAACAATATCAGATAAAGATAAGCAACACGAGTCAAATCCTTTTAGAAAAGCGCTTAAGGACTTGAATTTGATTGATAACAAGCATATACCAGAAGAATATTTTTATGGCTCTAAAAAACAAAGAAGTGAGTTATTAGCTGGACTTATCAATACTGACGGCTGGGCTCGTAATGGAAGAGGTAGAAAGAGTGTTTGCTTTGGTAACACGAATTTATCACTAATAGAAGGTGCACAGAAAATTGCAAACTCACTTGGTTATAATACTAATATAATCAAAGCAAGGGGAGAATGTATTGGAACAGGTATATGTGAGGGTTCTAAATTAAAGCCTTATTATCATTTAAATATACACTCATTTGACGATGATATGTTAATGGAACATAAAAGAAGTGTGAACTCTACTTCTATACGTAATTTTGATACTTCAACGATATCAATAGAAGATTTTGGAGTAGGTGATTTTTACGGCTTTGAATTAGATGGTGATAGACTTTATTTAATAGATGACTGCACAGTAACTCACAATTGTCGCACATATAATGGTAAAGATATTAATGCTGACGAGGGTCAGAATCCTCAGATTAAAGATGGACGTGGAAACCTTGCCCCAGTTACAGTAATCATGCCAACATTGGCTATGGAGGTTAAAGAATCACTAAAGGGTACTGAATATACAAAAGATGATATAACTAAAGCCTTTATGAAGATTCTTGATAAAAAGATAAGTGAGTCTAAAGATATGCTTCTTGAGAGATTCGAGTGGATGTGTAAGCAAAGTCCAGCTTCTGCTAAGTTTATGTGGGAAAATAACACAATGCTTGGTTATAAGGAAGAAGAGGGTATACGTTCAGCATTAAAACATGGAACATTAGCTATAGGTCAGTTAGGTCTTGCTGAAACACTTCAAATACTGATAGGCAAGAATCATGTTTCAGAAGAGGGTATGGCTCTTGCAAAGGAGATAGAAGGGTTATTCAACAAGAGAGCTGCTGAATACAAGAATAAGTATAAACTTAACTTCGGTGTATATTATACCCCTGCAGAGAATTTATGCTATACTGCAATGAAGAAGTTTAAGGATATGTATGGCGATGTAGAGAATGTAACATATATCAATTTACCAGAGAAGGATAAACATGGTAATATCATGTATGACGAGAATAGAAAGATTAAGTTCAAGCGTCATGATAAGTGTTACTTTACGAACTCTATTCATGTTCCTGTTTGGGAGGAGATGACACCATTTGAGAAGATTGACATTGAAGCGCAATTAGTTAATTATTCAAATGCTGGGTGTATTACTTATGTAGAGTTACCATCTTCAACTAAGAATAATATAGAGGCACTTGAAACTATTGTTAATTATGCAATGGATAATGATATCCCATATTTCGCAATAAACGTCCCTATTGACACTTGTGAAGATTGTGGATATTGTGGAGATATTGGTGATGTTTGCCCTGTTTGTGGTAGTACACACATCTCTCATCTTAGACGTGTAACTGGATATCTTACAGGTGACTATAAGTCAGCATTTAATCCAGGCAAGCAAGAAGAATCAGATGATAGAGTTAAACATATAAAGAAGTTTTAAATTACGTGGTGGTGGTTAATAGCCATCACCATCTAAAAAGTTTAAAGTTATGAATATAAGTGGGATAAGTTATCCAGATATTAACAACGGATTAGGGTGCCGTGTAACCTTATGGGTTTCTGGGTGTAATCATCAGTGTGTGGGATGTCATAATCAAAATACTTGGGACAAAGACAGTGGAAGAGTATTTAGTGATGAAGACAAAGAGATAATATTCAGGGTGCTGTCAAAACCTTATATCAAAGGACTGACTTTATCAGGAGGAGACCCGTTAGGCTTCTACTTTAAAGAGGTATTGAAGTTTTGTGAGACTGTGAAAGAGAGGTTTCCAGACAAGGATATATGGTGTTACACAGGTTACACCCTGAAAGAAATTAAAGAATGTTACAGAAAGGAAATACTTCCTTATATAGATGTTTTGGTAGATGGACGCTATATAGAAGATAAAAGAGATACAACTTTATCTTTTAGAGGGTCTAAAAATCAAATTATATGGGAGAAAGATAATAAAGGAGATTTTTATCAAAGCAGTCTAAACCAATGAAAAACACATGGCACGTAAAGAAATTTACGTGCCTTTTTTATTATTATATACAAATGTCAAAATAAAAAGTTATTTTTTATAATAATAAAAAATATCATTATTACTTAAAAAATTAAGACCCAACTAATTATAGATATCAAAGGTTAAAAAAAACATGGCTAATAAACAATATTTTGGCATACGTTATCCCATTACATCTCAGGATTATCAAAAATTTTATGTGGATTTAAATAATTCATTAAAAGGTAAAGTAAAAAGCCAATTAATGCATGTTATATTCACCCCAAAAGGTCAACGTTTAAGGAATCCCGAGTTTGGTACGGATTTAATTAAATATATTTTCGACCCAAGTGATACAACTACATGGGAATCTGTAAAGAATGAAGTAAAAGATTCTGTTAGTAGATGGGTAAACAATGTAAAGATAAACGATATACAAGTTGTTAAAAATGTAGAAAACGACTTAGAGATTTACGTTAGAGTAGATTACGAAATAAATGTAGGAAATAAAACTACTACAGATAGTATGGTTGTACAATTATAATTTATGGAAAAGAAAATTAATTATTTAGCAAGGAATTTCGAAGATATCAAAAGTGAACTAATAAATTTTAGTAACAAATATTATCCAGAAGTTTCTGATGACTTTAATGATTCAAGCGTAGGTGCTTGGTTTATAGACTTAATGAGTGCTGTAGGTGATGATTTATCTTATCACACGGATAGAATGTACCAAGAGACTAATATTAATAGTGCAAATCTAAAAAGTACTTTATTAAACATCGCAAGGACTAATGGTATAAAAATACCAGGCAGAAAACCATCTATGTGTGAAGTTGAGATTAGTGTTGTTCTTCCATTAAGTCCTCAAAACATTTCACAACCAAATTGGGATTACGCACCTATTCTAACCATGGGAAGTATTGTTTCGGCTGGTAATTATAATTTTGAAATCATAGAGGATGTAAACTTTGCTGAACAGTTTAATAAAAATGGTGTTCCTAATAGAAAAATGATAGCTAATAGAGATACCAATGGTAATGTTGCAAGCTACACAATTAAGAAAACCGCTATCGTTAGAAATGGTAGCACTCGTGTTTATAAAAAAGTTATTACACGAGCAGATTTGCAACCATTTATGGAGTTTGTATTACCAGAAACAAATGTAATGAATATTGAATCTATAATTTTCAAAGAAACTTCTGACTATACAGATAATCCTAAAATGTCAGAATATTATATTGATGCTGAAGAATATCGTTTAAGCAATGAAGCGACAACTACATATCGTTTTTTCGAGTGTGATTCTCTTGCAGAACAATATAGATGGGGTACTAAAGTGAATTATAGCGGACATACTGATATTATACAGGATAGATATAATCCAGAAATTTATGATGATTATACTGAAACAACTTATAATGGAACAGTTAGAACAAGTAGATATTATCGTGGAGAATGGAAGCCGTTATCACAGAAGTTTATTACTGAATATACTGATAATGGGTATATGAAAGTAATTTTTGGTGCAGGTATTAAATACGATGACGTTCCAACACTTCAAACAACTTATGCAGATTACGAAGCATCTAAAATTATAAATAACGATATGCTTGGTGTGCTACCTAAAGAGGGTTGGACTATGTTTATTATGTATCGTGTTGGAGGTGGTTCTGAAACTAATTTAGGTCCAGGGTCTATCAATGCTGCAACAACAGTTAATTTTGATTTCGGTAATGTTAGCGGATTAGATGGTAAAATCAAAGCAAGTGTGATACAATCTCTATCAGTAACCAACGTAAGTACAGCTGTTTCTGGTAAAGATGCACCGTCAGCACAAGAAATTAAATATCTTGTAAAATATAGTAGTGGGGCGCAAGGTAGATGCGTAACATTAAAAGATTATAAAGCAAGGTTATCAGAAATGCCAGCTAAATATGGTGCACCGTTTAGGTCTATGGTCATAGAGAATAATAATAAAATAGAAATGAGTTTTCTTGGAATGAATGCTGATAGGAAATTAGACTCAGCATTACCACAGACACTTGTAGAGAATGTTATAAATTATTTGGAGGGTTATAAATCTCTTAATGATTATATTGAAATAAAAAGTGGTAAAATATATGATGTCGGTTTCTCGGTTGATGTATTTGTAGATAAAAATTATAATACATCTGAAGTTGTTTCAACAATTATCAATATGATAGCTGATTATATGGATATTGAGAAACATGATATGGGAGAAGATATTTTTA